ATATACTTGAACGTCTGACTTTCCAGTATAATACTCAAACTTTTCTCTGAGCAGTCTTTTATATTCTTGTTCCTTTTTAATTTTAAATAGTCTTACGTCAGACAGCCAGTTTAAATACTTGCTATGAAGTTGTGGAATTTTAATAGATTCATGATCAAGTAGGTCTTCATCCATCTTGGAATCTTGAGCCCAGTGATCTTTAATAAAGTCAATATCAATCATAGTTTCTTGTCATTAATGTTGTAGATATCGTATATAGTATACTTGAACCCGACATCAACTGTAAAATATTGGACATCAGTAGCGGTAGATTGGAATGTCAATCCCCCAATGTTAGTTGGAAACAAATCTTTAAATACAATTTTAAATTTCTTTCTGAAGTTAGAATCTAAAACAAACAATACCCCATCACTATAAGTTTTATCTTCTAAATCGTCTCCTGGAAGTTCTGCAATATCTCCACCAGAATAAGGATGACCTAATTTTCTAACCCAATTATGCATAGTAATATAGTTGGTCATATTTTCATCAACTATAAATTGAATATTTAAATCATCAAAAGATATTTCATCTCCAGGATGAGGAATAGCATTAAATCTAGTTGATTGGGTTGCAACAGAAAGTGATATTCCAGGAACAGTTGCAGACTGACAAAAGAAAGATACTTTTGGATATTTAATTAGTTGAAATTGAAAACCAATACCTGTTAAAAAATTAGCTGGACATGCAGAATTGGCTATAAAATTAGCTGACATATCTTTTTATTTTTATTTAGATAAAAAAAGAGCCCCTTTCGGGGCTCCTGAAGTATGTGAACTATAACTCACATTAGGTTGATAACTCTGGTTCTTCTGTAGTAAACGTTATCGTTTGCTTGGAGAGCGCCAGAACGCTGGGTAAGACCACCTGCGAATGGGTTTGCAACCATGCCGTAACGGGTCTTGAAGCCAATCTGAGGCTGGAAGGTGTCCTGACCGATGGAACGAACCATTTGGAGAGGAACGTATGGGCAGTAGAAGAGACCTGCATCGTATGCATTGGTTCCCTTATAACCCATCACATAGTAGTGATCGTTAGAGATGTTTGCTGAATAAGGATCAACATAAACCTTGATACGACCATTGATTGTACCAGCTAGAGTTGATACGGTGTCGTCTGGGGTATCGTTAGGATTGAGTAGTGGGGTGTAATCCATTACCTTAGCTGCAGCTAGAGCACTTGCAACGTCTGCTGAACAGACGATGAAGTTGCCCTTTCCACGACGAGTCTCATGACCGATTGCGTTTGCATCACGCTCGATCTGGAATAGTAGACCCTTGAACTTCTCAACTGACCAACGACCATTGGAGTCAACGTCGAGGTCAAAAGTACCAGCGTTAGCTACGTTGTTTTGAGCACCAGGCTTAGCGGTTACGTAGATGGTACGTACAACTTCACGGTTGATTTCAGTTAGAATCTCTGAGCTTAGGATGTTAGCAAGCTCAGTCTCAGCATCAAGACCATGAATAGCCTTGAGGTCTTGTGCTAGTTCTAGGGTGTACTCAGCTTTTAGAGCACGGCTCTTTGCTGTTACAGTTACCTTCTCGATTGAGAAGCTCATTTCACGGAACTCTGAACCAGACTCACCTAGAGCTTCAGCAGCGTTGGTGTTCATACCACCAACGTAACCATAATCACCAGGAGAAGCAGCGTTTAGTACGCCTGGGTTGGTTGCAGTTTCGCCAGTTGCAGCAGAGTATGCACCACCAGCAGCAGAGAAACCAGAAGGAACTTCGTTGAAGAAGGTCTCGTTGTCGAATACGTTTGGAGTAGCACCGTTACCGTTACGGTCAGTACCACGATGAGCACGCATTGCGAAGATTAGTCCAGTAGGACCGCTCATTGGCTGAACACCGCAAATGTCATAAGCAATTAGCTTAGGCATTGAACGGCGAATGAGGCTGATTAGAACTGGATCGAAACCAGCAACAGGACCGCCAGCGGCTGCGCCACCTGAGAAGCCGTGTGCGCCTACACCAGCACCACCTGCAGTGAATGAACCAGTGCTGTTAACAGCAACTTCTGAAAGAACCCCACGCTCTTCACGGAGGAATGATTCTTGGTTCTCAAGGAGAACTGCTGTTACTGCCTTACGATATCTATCTGTAATTGGATTTAGATCGTTATGCTCCAGGATAGGAGCCCATTTTCTTTGTAGCTGTTCTGAATTAAACATCGGGGTTAAACTCCTTGGTTGTTAAATTTATTGTTAGGAATCTATTAATATTTATAAAAATCTAGACTATCACTGAGCCCATCTGGAAACAGCATTTACATATGCTGCCATTGGTCCCTCATAGAAGTCTTGATTCTTTTCAACGAGGTCTTCCACATAATTGGACTGAATTCTTGGGAAATAATTTTCCTTAATAGTTTCAATCTTGTCACGGAAAGATTCTTCACTAATAAACTCAACACCTTCTGAAAGGTTGAACAGTTTTTCTTTCTGTGTTTCTGCTAGACCTTCGGATACTTCTGCAATAATTCCATTTTTAATATAGGATCCGATTTCTTGGTTTAGCTCAACATTGACTTCAATCTGTTCGTTGAGTTTTTCCTCCATTTCATCTAGTCTAGCTGCCATTTCGGCAACTACATCTTGTTGCTCTTCTGGGAGATCAATATTGTTCTCTAGGAAGAGATTTGCAAGACCTTGCATTAGATTTTCAGCAATCTCGGTCTTGATGCCATTGTCAACGGAAAGCTGATTCTCGGCAATCCATTGCTCAGCAACATAATCAAGGTGAGCGTCTACACGAGTCTCTAGGGACTCAGCGATCTCTTCGATTTCCTCGATTAGACGCTGTTCGTATAGTGCCTCAAACTTTTGAACTTCTTCAACTACTTTAGCTTTGACTGCGGCTTCAAAAATGGTTGCAGCCTTTTGCATGAAGTGTTCGGAGAGTTCTTCTCCGTAAAAGAGAGCATTGAGATCGTCGGTGATATCGACTTCAATCTCTTCTGCCTTCATTTTGGTCTTTGACTTCTTAGAAGACTTTTCCTCATCTTCTTTACCACCGTTACCATACTCATCCTCACACTCACCTTCGGCAAGTAGATCTTCATCATCTAGATCCTCTTCTTCTCTCATTCCTGATTGGCCAGGAGCTGAGCCTTGAAGACGAGCCATACCATCTGGTGACTTTGCACCAGCATTTACTTTAGAAGATGACTTACTCATTCTTGAAGAAGCCTTTTTACCAATTTCATCACCTTCTGGTTTAGTGGTGGATGATCCACCTAGTTCTTCTGGTGATGCACCCTGGCCAGGAGTGCTGTGTTGTAATCTTTCCATACGGTCTCCTGGTTTGGCGTGAGCAGTGACAACGTTTCCTTCTTCTAGAAATTCGTCAAATTCTGTATTTAATACATTGGACATCGAAAAAACCCTCTAGAAATATGTGATATTTTCTACTATTATTTATGAAATTTTGATATTACGAAGAAAACTTTCAAAAACTTGTAGTTTTCTTTCGGTTAAACTATTAGAAGAAGCGTTATTAATTGCTCGTCTATAGCTATTGATTACTTTTTCTTCTAGCATTCCATTGTTCCAAATCCATTCTCTACCTTCCATAATGCCTTGCACGAAAGCATCTGGGGCAGAAGGATCTGCAACGATATCGGCAGCAGTAGATAACATGAAGTCATCTTTAACTACATTAACACCGTTTCTTTCCTCAATCGATCCAATGCCTCTTGAGGAAACTCCGAGTGTAACGCCAGACTCAAGAAGAGACTTAGCAATTTTACCCATAGGGGTTTCTAGAATTTGAGCTTTACCAATAAAATTAGTCCCTTCTGCACAAAGAGAAACAATCTTATGAGATACTCTATCTAGATTGATGGTTGGACTATCTGGATGACCAAGTTCACCGAGAGCACGACCCTTGGCAACATAATTCTCATTATATGCACCCACTTCTCTATTGAGAGTTTCCATTGGATACATACGGCCATTGCGGTTTTTTAATTCCGCTTGAAGAAATACTCCTTCAATATATAGGTTCTTTTTACCACCTCGTTCTTCGGTGATAACTCTAATATCTTCGATAGTTTCTGTGATTAGTTTCATTGTTCGTACTCGTCTTCTGGTACTTGGTCGTCGTCATCCTCATCGTCATATTCGTCTACAGATTCACCTTCTTCATAATAATCATCTTCATCCTCATAGTTTCCTGATGCAAACATATTCTGAGCAAGCTCAACTTGTCTCATGCCGATTTTCTCAGAAGCTATTCCATATAGAGCATCGTAAATTTTTTCATTTGCATTTAGATTGTTTCTAGCAATAATGCTATCTACAATTTCTTGTGACAAAGACATAAAAACCTCAATAATGTATAAAAATTACAATAACTATTTATTAAAATTTACCTTTTCCGTAATCCGAAGGAGAGATGTAATTTTTAAATTCTGCATCAAGTCCTCCAGCTGATGCTCCGCCTCCAGCAGGACCAGCTTCACCAGATGCTGCTTGATCAGTTGGCATAGGTTGCTCTTGGCCTGGAGGTAGTGCTCCACCTCCCATGCCTTGATCCATCATCATTGCATTGGGATCTTGAATAATTCCAAGTTCTTTTTCTTTCTCAATCTGCATATCAATTTCTTCAATCTCATCATCAGTTTGCTTGAGAATTTGTCTGCGAAC